ATAAAGTTTAACGAATGCCAAGTTTTAAACCTTTGGGGGTAAATTAGTTATGGGGCAAAGAGGAACAAAACCAAAACCGAACGCAATAAAAAAAGCTGAAGGTGTACGCAAATCACGCATTAACTTTGACGAACCAGTGGTTATTCCTTTGTCAATTAACACCGAACCCCCAGAAAGATTTACAGAAAAAAGGCAAAAAGAACTTTGGTTTTATTTTTTGGGCCTATTTCATTCGATGCACATCTTAAGTAATGCAGACCAGTACGCACTTGAAGAATTGATATACCATAAGTGGCTGAGCGAACGTGCCGAAAAAGAAGTTAAAGCAAAGGGTGAAGTCATTACATTAATTAACAAGGCAAAAGAGGAATACCTGACTGAAAACCCTTGGGTAAATATAAAAATTAAGAGCAGTGACCGGGTAATGAAAATTTTAACGCAATTTGGCTTAACACCGTCAAGCCGGAGCTCTTTAAAAATTGAAAAGCCAAAGGAAAAGAAACCAGGATTAAGCCTATTAAAGAAACCAGCAGCCGCAAAAAATGGCTAAAACAAATGATTACACCACACTATATGCGCAATCAGTAACCACCAATAAGGTTGTTGCTTGTGTGTACGTAAAACAAGCGTGTGAGAGGCATTTGAGCGATTTGAAAAGGAGCAAGAAAAAAGAGTATGAGTACCGGTTTGATGTTGATGAGGCCGAAAGGTGGTTTACGCTTTACTCCTACCTCAACCTATGGAAAGGTGAATGGGCGGGCAAACAATTTGTTTTAGAACCTTGGCAAAAGTTTATCATAGGCAGCATTTTTGGTTGGGTTAGAAAGGACAATGGTACTAGAAAGTATAAAAAGGCATACATAGAAATGGCAAGAAAAAACGCTAAGACAACTTTAATGGCCGGAATTGCAATAGGCATGATGGCTATTGATGGTGAACATGGTGCACAAGTGTACGCTGCTGCAACTAAAGAGGATCAGGCCAAGATAGTTGTTAATGATGTTGCTAAAATTATAAAGGCCAGCCCAATTATAAAGAATAATGAGGATGATGGTTCTGATAATTTTAAAATTTATGAATTAAATGGTGTTGCTAGAAGGGTTATTTATCACCAGGAAAGTTCATTTATGGCCCCGCTTGGAAGGGATAGTAAAAGTTTGGACGGTTTGGATGTTAGCTGTGGAATTATTGATGAGTACCACGCACACCCAAGTGATGATTTAAAACAGGTGCTTGAATCGGGTATGGGCGCAAGAAAGCAACCACTACTGGCCGTTATCACAACCGCTGGTTTTAACAAACAATCCCCATGTTTTGCTTACCGGAAAATGATAACGGAGATTTTAGACGGCAGCAAAACAGATGAAAATACGTTCGGAATTATTTACACTTTAGATGCGGATGATGATTGGCAAAATCCTGAAGTATGGATAAAATCAAACCCCAACTTGCACGTAAGTGTAAAATATGATTTCTTAAAAAGCGAGTTAACCGATGCGTTAAATCAACCAAGCAAGCAGACTGCATTCTTAACAAAAAATATGAACCTGTGGGTTGATGCTCCCACCGTTTGGATTCCTGATGATATTTATATGGCGTGTGCGGATTATAAAAGTTTGGATGAATTAGAAGGTGAATGTTGGGCTGGGCTTGACCTTGCAAGTGTAGCTGATTTAATCTGTTTGCATTTGTATTTTCCTAAGATAAATTATTACAAGCCCATGTTTTTCTGCCCGAAAGAAACAGCCCAAGCCCGTGAAAAAAACGATGGTGTTCCTTATACACAATGGGCAGATGAGGGCTGGATTATATTAACTGATGGGGGAGGTGGTAAGCGCACGGACTACAATCACATTAAGCAATTTATCAGGGATTTGCCGCCAAAAATAGAGATTAAATCCATTGCTTTTGATCGTTGGAATAGCTCACAAATGGTAATTGATTTAACCGATGAGGGTTATAACATGGTTGCGTATGCTCAAACGCTGGCCAATATGAGTTACCCTACCAAGGAATTTGAAAAGGATATACTTAGCAATGATTCACGGCACGATGGCAACCCGTGTATGCAGTGGATGATGAAGAATGTTGCACTGATTACTGACGGCAACGATAATATAAAAATTGATAAGAAAAAAAGCAATGAAAAAGTGGATGGGCCTGTTTCTGCTGTTATGGCAAAAGGCCAACACCTTATTGATTGTGCCGAACCCGAAGAAAAATACCTTTTTGCATAAAACCTATGGAAAAACCAAACATTTTAAACAACCAAGGTTACTTTAACAGGCACTTGCAACTGTGTGAAGAATACGCAACACAGCAAGATGCTTATGAAAAACTGGAGCAAGAATACCTAGAATTGACAGGTCGCAACCGGCATAAAAGCTACGATGCTTTTCGGGTGGCAAAAACTAGGTATTTTCAGGTGTTTAGGTGATTGTTATGGTTTACAATTTTCGCACTGAATTTCACACCTTGATTGCCCGCGTAAAAAATCCAAACAAGCAAATTTTTTGCTTTCATTGTTGCTGTTTTCATACAGCATAGCCACCGCCCACCTAGGCAGCTTCTTGTTGGGCTGTGTCATATCCTTAACGGTGTCCGCTGTAATTCCTAGTATTTCAGCTATTTTGGCATTGGTTAAACCACGTTTTTTTTTGTAGGCTTTCCAGTCGGTGTGTGTGTATGTTGTGTTGCTCATGTTTTTTTACCTAATCTTAATAAAAAATAAATCGTAAATCTTGCCGCCTACAATCCAAATAAGGCTCCTGTCTTGGAAGCCGTATTGGATATAAAGTAAGCGTTTGACATAATTTGTCCATATTACCGGGTATATTTTTACCATTTTTTAATGCCCCCCCTTTACAAAGATTTTTTAAAGTGTTCAAGTCTTTTATTTTAGGAGAATCGGCATTTTTGGTGCTGTCTATTAGTGGCATTTTATCCGTCCGTGTTGTCCATTTTTTGCCAGTTACAGGGCTAGTGTAGGTTACATCATAATGACCGTAGCCTGAAAATTTAAAATCAAAATCCGAAAGTTTAATAACTGTTTTCATAATAAAAAAAATTAAAGGGTGTTTAAAAATGCGTTAACTGATGATTGGGTGTATTTTTTAGAAAAATGTTCTTTGCGAAATTCATTTTTAGGAGTATTTAACCACTTTCCAAATTCAACCATTTTTTTAGCTGATTTTATAGGGGCTAAAACGTCAGCAGATGCTTCTTTATTAGCGGCTAATTTTGCTTTGCTTTCAGATTTTTTGTTATCTTTTTTTACCTCCTCGTTTAAAAAAAACAACTTCCACTCTTTTTCAACCTCTTTGTTTCCGTTAAGTATTTGGGTAACTATATTATTGTGAAATTCGCAGCGTTGTTCAGCCGCAGCCCAACCAATGTATTGCGGCTCATAGCTTTCAACGGTCCTGATAACCAACATTGCGCTGTAGTTTGCTTTTGCGTTTTCGATTTGTTTTGCTGTGTATTCCATAATGTTTGGTTGTTTTTTTGTTGGTTTTTATAAAATTTTATTTATGAATTTAGCGGCTGCATTTGCCGTTTTGAAAGTTTGGAAATGAACACCCTTTTTGCCGACATATGGGATTAGGTTGGTTGGATGACAAAGATACTCAGCCATTCCTTTTCTTAGAATCACTACAAAAAACCCTTCAACTGAATTGTAGAAATATTTTGCAAGGTTGTAATTCACATTACCATCTTTTTTTGAAATTGAAACAATTTTGTTTCCTACATTTTTGATTTCTGTTACTGTTACTAATTTTTCCATAATGTTTGGTTGTTTTGTGTGTACAAAGGTAATACATATTTTACAACATGCAAGTAAAAAGTAATAAATATTTTACTAAATCGCTGAAACGCCCGCTGCTCTAAGGGAGAAATTTTTTAACTATCGCATTTTATCGCATACCGATAAAAAAAATCGCATAGCGATAAATTTTATCGCTCCTGTCGCTGTAAGTGTAAGTGTTAATGTTAATGTAAGTGTTATTATAATTATAAATAAAAAGGGGGCTGTTTGAATTTTGTTACATTTTGTAACACGGACTAAAAAAACAATGCGTTAAAATTGCCCTATCAATGGCTAAATGGTGGCAAGTTTTTACAAGAAGTAAACCGCTTAACGAGGGGTTTGGCGGCTATCCTTTTGGTGCTGGCAATATATTTTCTTGGTTTGGTGGCGGCTTACCTTCTACAAATCACAGCAACGTATTAGTAACGGCCGAAACAGCCAATAAGGTAAGCGCATTTTACTCATGTGTTAGGAACATTTCAGAGGATATTGCGAAACTGCCATTCAAGGTGTACGCTGTTGATGCCAATGGAAACAGAACCGAATACAAGCAGCATGTGGCGGCTAGGTTATTGGGTGGTAGGCCAAACAGGTTTACACTACCAGTAACATTGATTACACTATTGCTTGACCGTGCGTTAAGAAAGGGAAACGGTTACGCATTTATTGATAGGGATAATGATGGATACCCAATTGCTCTTTACTTCTTAGAAACCGAAACGGTTACACCAATCTTGTATAACCGCAATGTGTATTATCGGGTATCTGACCCGTTGCAGCAGATAGAAGGAACGTTTGGCGGTGAATCTATTTTACACATTCGCGGTATGGGCAACGGTGTTGTTGGCCTGAGCGTGTTGAGTTACGCTGCCGAAAGTGTTGGCAAAACAATTGCCACACAGGATTATGCAGGTAAATTTTACGGCTCAGGTGCAAACATGACTGGGTTATTGACCTTTACTGGCATGAAGGATGAGGCTAGTATCGCTGGTGGTAAAACAGCCTTTTTAAACTCATTTAAAAATGATGGTATTGCTGCAATAAACGGCAACACCACGTTTACAAAAATGAACTTCAGTGCAGACGAGGCGCAAATGTTAGGGGCTTCGGAATTTGGCGTAAAAGAAATGGCTAGGTGGTTTAGGATGCCTTTAAGTAAGTTACAAACTTCTGATACCATTGCAAACATTGAAGCACTGGCAATTGAATATGTAAATGATTGTTTAGAGCCTTGGATTGTACGCATTGAGCAAGAAGTTATTGCCAAACTTTTTACCGAAAAGGAAAGGGGTTATATGTTTTGCAACTTTGACACGTTCCAGTTGATTAAAGGAGATACAGCAGCAATGGAAAGGCGTAGCAAAACATTATTCTACGTTGGTGCTTATGGGCCAAATGATGTATTGCGCAGTATTGGGCAAAACACTATTGGGCCAGAAGGTGATAAAAAATACATTCCTGTAAACATGATACCAGCAGACCAAGTTGAAGAATTTTGGAAGGGTAAAACAACTGTAAACATAAGCACTGGAAGCCCCGATCCAAGTGGTAGCGGTGCAAACAACGGCAATATTAATAACGAATAAAATGAATAAGCGCGATTATATACACACAATTGACCCAGCGGCTAATCGCAGGTTCTTGTTTACAGATGTGAGCATTGAAAGAAGGGCTGCAACTGAAGAGGGTGGCGAAGAAACAGAAGTAATAAAGGGGTACTTTTGTGTATATAACACCGATTACAAAATGTGGCAAGGCGTTATTGAGCGCATTGCTCCGGGTGCTTTCGAGGGTGCTGATTTAAGCGATGTGTTGGCCCTTTATAACCATGAGGATGAAATGCTATTAGGCCGCAGCTTTAATGGCGAAGGTACTTTACAACTAAAATTTGATGCTAAAGGTGGTTATTTTGAAGTAACCAAGGCAAACACCACGGCATTTAATGATACATACGAAAATATCCGTTTAAAGAACATTCGCGGCTGTTCTTTTGCATTTACAATTAAAGAGGAAACCGTTGAGCGTGATGTATTGCAGCCTGATGGAACACTTGCAAACGTTTACACCATTGTAAAAATTAAAAAGGTGTATGATGTTGGACCCGTGAACAACCCCGCTTACGTTGAAACAAATGTGGAAGCAAGCAAGCGCAACAGGCAAGCCCCTGAACCGAAAAAACAAATATCTCTATTGGATTTAAAATTAAAATCAAGAAAATAAACATGGAAACACCAATCAAACCAGCGGTTATTACTGCCGGACAAACATCAACAGAGTTGCGCCAATTGCGCAAAGCAAACGCAGACCAAATCACCGCATTGATTGGTGATGATGGAAAACGTGCAAGAAGTGAGCAAGAAGATAAAGACTTGCAAACATTGCTTGACAATGAAACCGCTTACACCCGCGCAATAGAGTTGGCATTGCAGCTTGAAAAGCGTAACGCGCTGGCTGCTGGTCAAACGATTGAAAAAGACGAAAAAGAAAAGCGTGAAATGGGTAAGTTTAGCCTTTCAAAATTGGTTCGCGAAGTTACAATGGCCAAAGGCGATGTGAGCAAGGTTACTGGGTTAGAGGCTGAAATGTTGCGCGAATCAGAAAAGGAAGCCCGCGAAATGGGTATTAGCCCATCAGGCATATACCTTGGAAACAGCGTTATTGAAGCGGTTAACTACCGTACAATGACTGCTGGCACAGCCACCGCAGGTGGTAACTTTATTCCGACAGAAAAAGTTGGATTCTTTGATGCCCTTTACAACGCTACAGTAATGGCAGAGTTGGGCGTTCAGTCCTTGACTGGATTAAGTGCCAACACCGATTTGAAAGGTCTAAGTGCAGGTGCAACCGCCACATGGGGCGGTGAAACTGATTCAATTTCACCAAACGATGCCACAACCGCAGCCCGCGAATTAAGGCCGAACACCTTAGCTTCTGCAATGGATGTGAGCCGTACATTAGCTGTTCAAACAAATAACAGCATTGATGCTTACTTGTTGAACTCGATGCGCAAATCAATGGCTGTGGCTTTAGAAGCTGCTGTTATTAATGGTGATGGAACAAACAAGCCTTTAGGTATCTTGGGAACAGGAGGAATACAGTCCGTTGCTGTTGGAACAAATGGCGGTGCGTTAACTTACGCGTTGCTTTTGCAACTCGCTGAAAAAGTAAAAACAGCCGGGGCAAATGCAAACAACTTGAAGTGGTTAACCAACTTTAAAGTTGAAGGCAAGATGAAGCAAACACCTATTGATGCAGGCAGTGGCGCAATGATTTTGGCTTACATGGCATACTTCAACGGCATTGCTGGAATGGTTGATGGTAAGCCAATCAGCTTTACGCAAAATGTGCCAAGCAACCTTGCAAAAGGAACTTCTGGCACTGTTTGTTCAGCATTAATTTGTGGTGATTTCAGCAACATTGTGATGGCACAATTTGGTGGAATTGAGTTGTCAATTGATAGCACTTCCGCAGCAGTTGTTCGCGCTCAAAAAATTGCGTTAACAATTACCCAGTTGGTTGATAGCGCAGTGTTGCAACCAGCAGCATTAGGCGCAATTCAAGATATTACTACCTAGTATTAACCACCGCTTGGGTGGTTAATACTTCGCGGCATGGAGCAGTTGGTAGCTCGCTTGGCTCACACCCAAGAGGTCGCAGGTTCAAGTCCTGCTGCCGCAACTAATTTTTTTATTATGACAATTACATTTTTAAGGTCAGCAGCACCATTTGGCTATGCTTATTCCGCTGGTGATACCGCAGAATTTGAGGAAGCACTTGCGCTTGAATTTATCGAGCGTGGTATTGCAATAGCAGCCGAAGAAGAAACCAAAAAAGAGGTTAATCCAAACGATGAGGGACAAGCCGAAACAGCAGTGAAAAAAGCGATAGAACCAAAACCACAAGGCTTAAAAAGGCTGTAAAAAAAGCGTAAACAATGGCGTCTTACAAACAAGTATCATCACCAATTTTTTTGCCCCTTTCTTTAGCGGAGGCAAAAGAACACATGCGCATTATTGGCGTGTATGATGATACTACCGTGTTGGCCTTATTGCAAGCTGCAGCGCAAAAAGTACAGGACTATACATGGCGGCCCATTTGTCAACAATCATGGGAAATGCATTTTGATAGCGTTGAAATTTTTACAGATGTGGTATTAATGGTTAATAAGTACCCGGTTATTAGCATTGATAGTGTAAAGTATTATAACACATCAAATGAATTAACCACATTAGACACTGCGGAATATGAAGTGGATATTATTAGCGACCCTGTACGGGTTAAGCTACTAAAAAAACCTTTGATTAAAGAACGATTTGGGGCGTTTGTTATTGCCTTTAAGTCGGGTTATATGGGCTATAAAGGCACTTCAATAACACCAAGTGGTGTAAGTGGTAATGTGTTAACAAGCAACAATCACGGACTGGTTAATAATCAACCAGTAATACCAACAACCAAGGGTGCATCACACCTTAAAGAGAATGGTTTGTATTATGTTATTAATGCAACAACAAACACATTTCAGGTAAGTGAACTGCTGGGTGGAAGTGCGGCAACAATTACGGGCCAAATAACAGGGTTGGTAATGCAGGGGTTAACCGATTGCCCAAGCCCGATAAAATCAGCCATTAAGTTAATAATGGCGCATCTATATGAACACCGAGAGGATGTTGTTGTGGGTGCATCTGTGGCAGAACTACCACAGGCCAGTGAGTACTTATTAGCTCCTTATGTCAACAAATATTATTGAAATGAAAACTATACCAACTAATTCAGTAGCAGTAACCGCAAGCGATAGCGCATACATTACAGATAGTGTACGTCAGGTGTCAATAGAAGCACCGATTGTGTTCACAAGTGTAAACTTGTCAACCGAAGTGTTAACCAAAGCAGCACACGGAATAACGAATGGCGCAGCCGTGCAAGTTGTTGATCCTGGCACAACTAATTTAAGCGGTACCACCATGTATTACGCTATTGATGTAGCTACCGACACGCTAAAACTAAGTACTGTTGTGGGCGGTTCGGCTGTTAATATTGGAGGTGCAGCAACAACTGCACCAACCTTGAGGGTGTCTGAAAGGGTAGTTACAGCAAGGGTTGAGGGTTGTATTAGCGTGGTTGGTGCTGGTGATGTGGTGGTACTGCCAACTGGCCATTTAGATACTGACACCGCAACACTTGCTGTTGGTGGTGCTGTAAAATACACACTTGCAGCTGGGCAGTTTTTGCCCGTGGAAGTAAAAAAGGTATTTGCAACTGGAACAACCGCAACCGGGATAGTTTGTAATTATTAACATGGGAATAGCCGCAGGCACATTAGACAGAATTGTAACCATTAGCGAAAGCGAAAGAGTGCAATCAGGTAGTGGCCAGTTTACAATAACGTGGACGGCCATTTTAACCAATTACCCAGCGAGGCGAATGCAAAAGGGTGGCGGCCAAAATTACGAAGGTGAGCAGCGTGTAAGTAATAACACTGAGAGCTTCCAAATTCGTTATAGTGGTGTTGTTGTTAAGGCGGGAATGAGATTAGAATACAATGGTGATATTTACAACATTGTAAACGTTCAAGAAGTTGGAAGAAACGTAGGGTATGAATTAATGTGTGAAAAAAAGGATAATCAATGAGTGTAAGTAAAGCACTATTCTATTTATTAACCACCAATTCAACGGTGGCCAGCTATGTAAGCAATGGGGATGATACATTTAGGGTTCATCCATTGACTGCATACATAGAAGAGCATGTGCCATACATTACTATCCAAGAGATTACCAATAACCCAAACAACACCAAAAATGCGCCATCAAGTGTTGATAGTTTAACGGTTCAAATCAACGTTATACATGATAACTATGATGGTGTAAAAATTTTGTGCAACGCAGTAAGAAGTGCTTTAGATTACCAACAAGGCACATTTAACGGTGTGGAAATACAGCACATTAGTTTCCAAGGATCAAACGATGTGTACGAAGACAATGTGCAGTTAAATGGTGGTGTTATGGTACAGCAAGAGTACTTAGTAAGAATGATTAATGATTAAACAAAATGGCAACTGAAAACGGGACCGATATAATACTTTTTGTGGATGGTGAGCGATTTGCGGCACTAACTGCAAATGAGTTAAATATTAGTGGTGCAACTAGAGATACCACCAATAAGGATTCAGGCGGTTGGAAAGAATTGGAATATGGCCTGAAAGAGGGTTCGTTTAGCGGAACCGGATTGTTTTTGCATGAAAACAAAAACCTGCTCACATACAGCGAAGCCTTGGGAAATGCTGCATGGGTTAAAACAGGTTTGGCGGTAAGCTCAACCCCACAAATGGGTATTAATGGTTTAAAAACAGCCTTTTTAATTACCGGTATTTCTTCGGGTGATTCTTTGTTGCAAAACATTCCCGATATTGATATGGGCACTACAATTGTGTTAAGTGTTTGGCTAGCCGGAAGTGGAAACATAAAGTTAAGCATTGTTGAAAGTGGGGGTGAAGAAGAAACAACCATTACTTTAACATCTACTTTAACACGTTACACACTTTCGTACACATTAATGGAGGGAACATCAATACAGGCCGGAATAGAAGCCGGAACAGCTACCAGTGTAACAATGGTTAATCCACAACTAGAAATTAACAGTGATGGTTTGGCAACAGCATACAAGCCTAGTGGTAGGCTATATAATTACTTTATGAATTGCATAATTAACAACACTAAGGTTGATTGTGTGGTAACCAACCAAAAGGATTACAAGATAAGCGGACAGGCTTTAATTAACACATTTGGCATCTCTGCCCCAATGGAGGATAACGCAACGATAAACGCAGATTTTACACTTAGCAATTTAATTTCAACATCAACTTTTTAATAAAAACTAAAAATGGCAACTGAAAACGGAACCGCGATTAAAATATTTGTAGGCTCACTACCGGGCAAGGTAGTACATGGCTTAACCAGCAATGAGGCTTCTATCACTCGTGCATTGCGCGATACCACCAATAAAGCAAGTGGCGGATGGAAGGCGCAGGAGTATGGCCTTGGTGAAGGTGGTTTTAGCATTACATCAAATTATGATGCAGATGCTAATTCATCAACCGTTTACCGATGGGAAGATTTTTTAACGGCATTGTTTGACAAAACAAAACTAACGGTACACTTTACAGATGCGGTAACTGGCCACCAACGCATAACAGCAACCTGTTTAGTTACTAGCTGCCCATTATCTGCACCAATGGAAGATAACGCAACCTTTACGGTTGACTTGGCTTGGGATGGTGCGCCAACAATTGCAACAGTATCTTAATTAAAATTATATGAGCACAGCAAAAAACAAAAAAGAAGCACCAAATGAGGCCGGATTGGTGTCAACATCACAAGTAATCACATCAATAACCTACAATGGCGAGGAAGTGCCATTTGCAGTGTCAACCAAGGCTGTAATGGCTATTGAAAAGCAGTTGGAACAACCCTTGCAAAAAGTGATTATAGATTACAACATGAACCACGCTGTTGTAGCTATCCGTGAGTGTATTAAGGCTGGCTACACCAACCGAAACAACCCGGATAAGGCGGCAACAATTACCGATGATTATGTTGTTGCATTAATTGATGAAGCGCCTGGTACTTATAACAACGCATACCTGACATTGGATGTTGCTTGGCAAAAGTTCCATAACATCCAAAAATCGGGAAACTAGCCAGCCTTCCCGTTGAGGAGGGCTTGATTGATTACAACCTGCTGTGTTCAATCCTTGCGGGTGTGTGTATGTTGAGCGAAAACGAAGTTAATAACTGCGATGTAACTTATCTGCACCACCGCTGGGTTGGCACTTGCCACAGGTTGCAAATAGAAGAAAGGAGCAAGTTTGAAGTGGCCAGATGGCAAACGCTATTTGGCAATATGTTTCAAACAAAAACAACGGCAGCGGAACGTAAACGGGTTTCAACTTTTCCATGGGAAAACGAAAAAACCAAACCAAAACTACCAGAAAAAACAGCAGAACGGCTCAAACAATATGGCGCAAGTAATACCAGTAAATAGCATTCGCAACATGGTTATAAAAGACTTTGGCGAGGTAAAACTTGCCCTAGAAGCTATGGCTGGAAGCGGAGGTTTTGTAAAGTCTGATGTTGATGTGATTTTAAAAAAAGCGGCTAAACCAATGATTGAAGCCATGAAGGCCAAAGCACCTGAAAAAACAGGTAGGCTTAAGGATTCAATTACGGTGTGGAGTGCAAAAAAACGGCCATACAGGGTGTATGTTGGCCCAAGTTATAAATTATGGAACGGGGGCGGCAGAATAGCCCATATTATCGAATTTGGAACGGTAAGCAGAACCATGTTAAAGGGGTTAAGGGCTGGCGGTATAACACAATCAACCATGCAGCCATTTGCAGGGCCGCCAATGTTTGCTCCATACAAGGGTAAAAAACTTGGCGCAGTTGCGGCACGGCCATTTATTAGGCCAGCAGTAGAAGCCACATCAAATCAAGTCATTGAAAATATCAAAATAGCCATGATGCCCTATTTGTTAAAGCAAGCGTTGCAGAAAGGATTGGTAGTTAAATGAAGCAAATATATGTACCAATAACATTAGGGGTTGATTCTTATAAAAAAGAATTGGGCGAGGCCGCTGCTGCAACTTCCGCTGCTGGTTCAAAAATTGCTGAATCAGCAGCAGAAACAAGTAAAGCAAACGAAAAACAAGCGGTAAGTATTCAAAATGTAACCAAAGAATACAGGGCTGCTGCAAAAGAAGCTAGAAATCTTGCTGCTGCGTATGGGTTAACACACCCGGCAAGCATTGAGGCAGCACAAAGGGCTGGCGAGTTAAAGGATCAAATCGGTGATGCCAACATTGTGATTGACGCTTTTAGTGCCGACAGTAAGTTTACTGCCGTTGCAAAAGCTATGCAAGCGGCAGCAGGGGCCACAAGCATCGTAACTGGCGCAATGGGGCTATTGGGTGTTGAGAGTAAAGACACCCAAGAAATGATGCTGAAGCTGCAAAGTGCATTGGCGCTAACCCAGGGCATTGCATCTATCAAAGAAATGGGTGCAAGTTTTACCGCTGTTTCTGCTATTATTAAAATTCAAGTCATACCTTCAATAATGGCAATGAATGCTGCACAAACAGCGGGTGTTGGATTGGTGTTAGCGGCTGTTGCGGCCATTGTTATTATGGCTGTTAGTTATTCAAATGCTGCTGATGCGGCTGAGCGGCTTGAAAAAGCGCAGCAGAACGCAGCACAAAATGCCAAACTAGATAATGATGCCTTAATTGCTGCCAAAAAAGCCCAATTTAAGGATGAAGAATTAAGAATAAGACTACTAAAAGAGGGTTACGCAAAATCTCACGCTGAGCTGGAGTTAAACAAGCGCAAGGAACTGTTAGCAGAAAGGGAGATTTACGAAGCAAGTCATAAAACTTATATTGACAGGCAGCGGGCCGAAAGTAGAGTGGCTGACATTAAAAAATATTATGCCCAACAAGAAATTGATTTAATAAAAAAGATTGAAGAGGCTAGGCATATAACCCGTGCCAAAACATCTACCGCACAAGCAAAACCAGGCAGGGATAGTTTAACCATGCAGCGGGATTCAATCATTAAACGAACCAACGCACAAATTGAACTTGAAAAATCTGAAATGCAGCGGGCAAGCACCGCATTTGCTGAAAATTCAAAAGAAGCATTAGCAACCCGCGAAAAAGCATTCTCAGAACAAGCTGCGGCTTTAAACCAAAACATTCAAACAGGCGTTGTTGGCATTGCTGCTGCAATAGGCACTGCAATAGCCTCTGGTGTTGACCCAATAAGGGCGGCTGGTGGTGCGTTGCTTGGCGCATTGGGTAGCTTTATGCAACAACTTGGTGCGCAAATGATAACCATTGGTATCTTAGGTACTGCATTTACAAAGGCAGTTGCTAGTTTGCAATGGTACGTAGCTATTCCTTTGGGTATTGCGTTAGTTGCTGCTGGTGCCGCGTTAAGTACGATTGCAAACAAAGGACCGGGTGGCGGGGGTAGGGCAACCAGTCCAAGTGTATCAACTGGTGGTGGGCCACGTAGCGGATTTGGCTCAACTAGTGGCACATCAACGGGCTTTGGCTCAAACCAAATGGTACCAGCAATGGTTACTGTAAATGGTAAGATAAGCGGCAGGGATATACAGTTGGTAAGCGGTAGGGAAAATGTATTTAGTAAAAGATTAACTGGAAAATAACCATGGCCAAACGAATATTATTTCAGGATAATGCGGTGTATGGGAATATACAAGGTATGTGCGTGGTTAATATTATCACCAACGATTCTGTAACTGAAGATATAATACCCATGATAACAAATGCGCTAAACATAGCGTATGATGGCGATGGGGATGGAATGTTTGATAATATTTTACAAGGTAGTGCATGCGTTGTTGGGTTGGAAGTTACATTAGGTAGTGATTTGGATACCTTCTTAAACAACCTGGTTGGTGATGAGTCGCAATATTTTATTGAGGTGTTACGCAACGGCAACAGGGAATGGATAGGCAAAATATTAACAGACACCAGCACACACCAAGACACTAGCGAAGTTTACAGCTACACACTTACAGCAACGTGTGGGCTTGCATCATTGCAGGAATATGATTTTGATTTTGCGTTTACAAGTGTTGACACGCACTTTACACTTGGTAATTGCTTAAGAAATGCGCTTTTGCCTACATATACTGATTGGGCATATAGCACAACCGATGTGCATATTGTGAGCACACTGAATGCTTATGAATTAAACCAAGCTGCTTTTGATGATACCAACTGCCCGCTTGAATTGAGTAGGTGTTTGCGTTCTGCATTTATAAAGGATGTTGAAGATGATGAGGCTTACAATTGTGCTGAAATTATTGAATTGATATTGCGGCCTTTTGGTTGCAGAATAAGGATGCAAAACGGAAGCTGGCAAATTATTAAGCCTGATGCTTTTACACAAACAAATGTGCGGGTGTTCAGATATGGGAATAGAAGTTACACATCTGGTCCATTAAGCACAGCATTGCTAACACACCAAGTAAGTGAAGATACTGGCAATTTGCGCACCATGGCCGGAAATGCTTTTGCGTACAAGCCAGCTTTAATAAGGGTTGACACGGACTGGAAGCCAAACAGTAGTTTGATTGTAAAAAAAGCGTATAGTGGTAGTGTTTTAGATTTTAACGCAAGTGTTGCCGACCTTGATACTTATTCTTTGGAGTTTAGTGCAAGTATTACTTATGAAGTGCCTCGTGTAATTTTAAACGGTACCAGCAAGCAAGATGGCACCGTGCGATTTTACTTTATTGTAAAAGCATACAGCGATAATGGAACGGTTGACAAGTACAGGCTTGTATATGATGAAACGTTGGGCTTTTATTGGACAACTGATTTAAACGCATTTGCATGGTATGATATGCCAGAGGTTACCGACCAACGAACTTATGATACGCAAGATTTTAGGGTGATTATACCCATAAACAACGATACCACAATTGATACTATTAACATCCGATTTTACCCAAATGTGTTAAACAGCACTTGTTCCGCAAACATAAGTTGGGGCGGCACATTAGAACTTAAACAGGAGTTTGGCAACACGGAATTTGAAGATGATTTATCTTATCAAGCCAACAACACTGTTTTATCAAGCAATAGCGTTTACAAGCGCAGTGAAATACTTATAGGCGACAGCAATAATAGCTTTGTTGCTGGAGCTATTGAGGTAAACAACGGTACTGAATGGCAACGTAGCGCAGCGTGGTATTTAACACACCTTTCAGGCTCTAATTACCCCATAGGCATGTTACTAAGTCGTACCATATTAAGAATGCAGCGCGTAAGCATAGGGGTGTACCAAGGTGGTTTTTATTTTGGCAATGAACTAACCCCGTTTAACACCATTGTATATTCCGGCAGGGTTTATTTTTTTAATTCAGGGGATTGGGATTACAAAGAGAATACCATCAATGGTGATTGGATTGCTATACAAGGGGCAGACACGGGAATTGGAACCGATACCACGGCACCACGATTGAGCGAAACAGCCAAGCTGAAAAAACAAATAAAAAGGCTGCAAAACCAAGCAAAAGATACCGGTGTTGGATTGGGGCAGCAAGGGGCGATTATTAAACAACAAGCACAAGAAATTGAGCGTTTAAAAAGGTTAATCACCACCAAACAGGATGATATTTGGCGCAACGTTATTCAACCGGAGGGTTACATACCGGGTGATGAGTATAATGTAAAAATCAAAGAGGGTGATAATGGTGAGCCTATAATTTCAATTGGTTAATGAATCCAAGTTTATACATAGATTTCACACTGGCCCAAACAGTGCCGCCATTTCTAAAATGCAACAGAGGTGGCGCAACAGCTAATTATTTCAGCCCAAGTGGTAAACTATTGCCGGCACCCGCAAACACACCTCGTTTTGGCAGCAAAGGATTAATGATTGAGCCATCTGCAACCAACCTTATGGAAGATAGCAGGGACTTAACTGCATGGGCTAAAACAGGCCCCGGTACTATTGCCCAAGGTATTAGCTTAGACGGCACCCTTAAAAATATAAGAATAATCAACCTAACAGGGTCCGCAAACGTAACCTTAACGTACAGTTTAACCGGTTTAACCGGCACTCACACATTAAGCCTGTATGTTACTGCTTACTTTTTTAACTTAATTGGTGGTTCGGTTGCTTTTGGCGGGCAAACAAAAGGTTTTCCCACAAGTGGTAACAAGATGATAACCGTAACCGGTAACAACCCGTCAGAAATTGCGATAACAATTCAAACTAATGGAAATGCCTTTTCTGCTAGCGATTTTATTTCAATTGACTGCGTACAGGTTGAAGCAACAAGCTACGCAACCAGCCCAATTCACACAAATGGAACTACGGTAACACGCAACCAAGACGAGTGCTATTTAGAAATTACACAATCAGCAACAAACACTTGGTTTGATAGGGATAATGGCACGTTGTTAATGGATTTGCAAACAAACAAACTAGGAACAACTCAACAGGCTTTTTTAGATTTAAACGCAGCTGGTGGTGGTTCAAAAAACATTCAAATGGCTGGACAACGTTCGGCCGGAACACAAGTGTTGTGTAGCTATAATGGTGCGGGTTCGTTGTTAAATTTCTTTAACAGTTGCGATACGCCAGGGGAATTATTCCGTATAGGCACAACTTATGTTGATACTGAGCAGTTTTTTTCCGTTAGCGGCAAATCGCCAATACCATACAGTGCGGGGAGTGAATCTATTGATTTTAGTTTAATAACTAGGTTATATTTGGGTATTTTTGCGGATAGCACTGAAGTTATGAATGGGTATATAAGGCGTGTTGGCTTTTACAAGGCAACCGTTGATCAGATTACACTTAATAATTTAACAATGATATGAGCACAAGAATAGGCATAGGAATAGGCATTGAGTTCGATTTGGGACAACAAACATCATCCGTATCTCCCCCAACCGTATCGTCTGTTTCAATACCCACAAGTGGGGTTGTTGGCACGGAATTAACAGGTACTTATACCCTTGGTGGTGGTCCTGCTGATACTGTTACAAGGCGTTGGTATAGGGGTGCAACAGAAATATTTAGCTCAACAACAGTAGATACTTACACACCAGTACAAGATGATGCAGGAAATAACTCTGATATTACCCTTGAAGTAACAGCTACTAATGCTGGTGGTTCTGATAGCGATACAAGTAACGTACTGACCGTAGTTTATGATGCTATGGCATGGGATTACCGTGAACGCGTAATAGCGGAAGGTGATACAATGACACTCGCTAGGTTGCAACTATTTCAAGAAATGGTTATTATTCCGCAAAAAACTACTTTAGAAAAAGCAAATTTTGGCGCAGGGGTTAATAAAGGTGCTATCCATATAATTACAGCGGAAAACGCCACTCAAGCAAGGTTAAACATACTTAATGCCAACTTTAAAATCACCACTATTAATAGCCCAACTTTTGCTGCCGATGCTTATTATACTGGTGGTACTGGCATGGCTCTAAACTCAAACTGGAATCCAAGTACTTTAAGTCTTGGCACAAACAACATCATGGTTGCTGCATTGTTTAATAACGTCCCTAGCAGTGGATTTCACTTTATTGGCGCACAGAGTAGCACTGCCGCTAACAGTACTTACATATATACCGATGCAACAAGCATGAACGGAAGGATGCTTACAACCAATGAAAGAGGCGTTGCTTTTACAGCACCTAGAATAGGTTGGAACAGTATAGGGAGGAATAGCGATTCAATGATATTCAACGACCCTAATCAGCAGGGAACGGTGGTTGATAATGTAGATGGCGTTTTTGCAAATTTATCACTTTATGACTTAGCTGTTAATATTAACGGTAGCGTTAATAGCGGTAGTAACCGCCAACAATGCGCTTCTTTAAAAGGAGCATATTTAACTGATACTGAATTAAATGATTTAAGAACGGCAATAATAGATTACTGTAAGACAATTAACCCAAGTTTAAATTTTTAATTATGGAATTTCTACAAGCAACAACAGAACAAAAAGAAAGATTACAAGGCGTTTATAAAAATGCCTCTGAAATTCAGTTTTTCCCACATTCGCAGGGTTTTTGGGTAACACCCTTGTCTAACCTTGAAAATCCTGATTTTGCGGAAATAATGGACGATTTGACTAACTTGCCAACGGTTGATTATGAATTGCCAGAAACACAACGATAAATCGAATTTATGACAAAAGAATATGCTGAAAACCTTGCAACAATAGCAATAACAATAGTTGGCTATGCACTAACGCATGAGCGTGTGAAAAAACTTGCCAAAAGTGTGTTGGCAAAATTTAAAACACATGATGTTTTTGTTCGGGAACAAATACAAGCCACCATTGATAATTTACGCATAAGGCTGGGGGCTGAAATGGTTAATATTTGGCAGGCAAATAATGGCACTTATTCAATGGCTGATTTTCCTTTCAAATACCTAAACATTATTTTTGAGAGCTATGATGTTTTTGCGGGCAAAAGTGTAAAGTCAAATTTTAGAAATAGCCCAGTTGAGGACTGGTTGCCGCTTTTGCTTGCCATACAAAAATCAAATAGGTACTTTGTTGGCACAGATGGCAGTGATATTGGCATATTGCGGGCTGCTTACAAAGCGTTTGGGCTAAAGATGGGCATAGATTACAAGTTTGACAATAAAGATGTTTATATGGGCTTCCTAAGTGTTGCTTTTACAGATCGCAGGGAATTAACTCCCGAAGAAATAGCCGACATTGAAGCCACAACCATTTATGTTTATTCGTTAATACACAAATTGAAAAGATGAAAGAATTACTGACAGAGTGGTTGCTCACCTTCAGCAACAGAAAATCAAACTTAAGCAGTAAACGAATAGAGCGATTTGCCGTGTTTACATCTATGTTACTGGCAACAATAACATATCTGTGCATGGGAATTTTTAAGTGTAACCTTGCCGCATCTGATTTAATAATGATTGTTGGCGTGTGGCTTGGTTATGCTGGATTTAACACTATTCAAATAAAAAAAGATGGAACTGAAACTGATTCGTAAAGACTTTGCAAAAGATTATACCATTGGCGACTTGCTTGTGGATGGAAAATTTGAATGTTACGTACTTGAAGATGTTGTGCGTGATGAAAAAATACACGGCAAAACAGCCATACCATACGGCAAATATTCAGTTATAATCAACCAAAGCAACCGCTTTAAAAGGTTGCTGCCATTGCTGGTAAATGTGCCAAATTATGAGGGTGTGCGCATACATACAGGCAATACGGCACTTGATACCGAGGGTTGTTTATTGCCTGGAAGAATGAAACAAAAAGGGCGTGTTCTGCAAAGCAAACTTGCATTTGATGCGCTGTTTGCAAAAATGCAACAAGCGGTGGCAAAAGGCGAAAAAATCACGATTGAAATTGTAAAAGGCAATGAAATTAACTATGTTTAACAAACCCATTTTGCTGATATCGGCAATATGCTTGCTAACATCTTGTTATACCCGTAAACAGGCTATAAGGAAGTTTTTTGTTCCAACGCCAATTAATGTTGATACCACTTGGAAAATTACTGGCTCTGTAACAGATAGCGCACATACAGGTACCTTCTTTTTAAATGATTCGTGTGATGTGTTAAAAAGGCTATATGATTCACTTATTGCCAGTGGTAGTTACGTTGTTGATACTACTGTTTACATTAAGGATTCTGTATTGCCAGGTATTAAAGATTCAACAATTTCACCGCCACGCAAACCATTATCAAATAAGTGGGCTGTTATTTATAAGGATAGCGTTGTGCTGGTTAAATTCAGGTTGTCAAAGTCTGGCCAGTTTCAATTTGATGTCGAGAAATTGCAAAGAGAAATTCCGTTTAAGGCTGATGCTAATTTTAAAGGCGTTTTTAATTCTCCTTGCCCCGATAACACCCCAACTAAATGGCAGTTGTTTTGGGCTGGTGTACAGTCTTTTTTCTCAATACTTGGCCTGCTGGCTATTGTGCTTTTATTGGGTTACTTCTTTTTTAAAAGATAATTTAAACATTTAACCGTGCAAGTGGGCTAACTGTATTCGCTATCAATGCGGTGCTTACATGTGTGTAAATCAGCGTGGTTTTAATACTGTTGTGGCCTAGAAGTTTTTGTATTCTACTTATGTCAGTGCCTTGTTCAAGTGAATGAGTGGCAAAACAATGCCTTAACAAATGCGCATGAACGCGCTTGTTTATTTTTGCCTTGTCTGCATATTTTTTCAAAAACTGATTAATGCTCCTTTCGCTGTATTGCAATGAACACTGTCCGTTAAAAAGGTACTCTTTGGGTTTATAAGTTGAGTAGTAGTTGCGCAATATTTCAAGCAATGAGGCGTCAAGCATTACCTGCCTATCTTTTTTGCCTTTTCCGCAAATAATATTAATTACATTGCGCTTGCTGTCAATGTCTGTAATGCGCAGATTAATAACCTCAGACACACGCAAACCACAACCATAAAGCAAGCAAATAATGGCCTTGTGTTTAAGGCTTTCACACGCATCAATTAACAACTGAACTTCACTAATATCAATTGGCTGTGGCAGCTTCTTTTCTTTTTTGGGCCAAGGTACATGATTTAACTTCATTGGCTGCTGTACAACCAGTTTATAAAACGCTTGAATAGCGCACCGGGCATGTTTTCGGCTGTTAATTACTGCATTGTTGTTTAAATATTGCTCTATTTCATCAGCAGTAATATTTCTAGCCCGGTCCCGATCTTTAAAAGTTCGCAAAAAAACACGGACCTGCGAAGCGTAATTATCACATGTGCTTTTTGCCCAATTTTTGCTTGTCATTCGTTGTACGAATATTTTTTCTGCTTGTACGATGTCCATTTCGTTTATGTTGATTTTATTGGGGTTTTGGGTTGTGGTTTACATATACATGTTAGGTGCAATGCCAACAGACCGCCTAAAACAAACGAGCCTGACTGACAAATTCCTCATATCTTTTGTTTTGTTTGTTAAAATATTCCTCGTCAATTTCACAACCGACAAAGTGTAATTTTGCTTTATTGGCACTTATTCGACTGCTTCCGCTTCCCAAATGAGTATCAAGTATTTTCATTTCAGCAGTTGTAAAATTTGCAAAAATCCAATCATACAATCCAATCGGCTTTTGCGTTGGGTGTATATTTATTCCTGCCCTTTCAGTTCCTTTTAGCTTTGGAGCAAATCCGCTTTCATTTCCTCTTGCATACCTAAAAATTTTCATTTTAGTATTTCTGCTATACCAAGCCATTTCGCCATCAGAAAAAGAAAAATTATACTGCATCTTATCCCAAATAATCCAACTCATAACAGGTGGTAAAATATCTGTAAAGTAATTTCCGCCCCAAATAATTTGTTCTTTTGATACTCTAAATAATTCAGTAAAATATTCAAGTGTTGGTATTGCATTATCCCAATTTGTGTTTTTATGCTCCTTAAAGCCATTTGCTTTGCAATTCACACCATTTTTAAAAGCGTTTTCGTCTGCTTTAATTCCATAAGGTGGGTCAACCACAGCCAAATCGAAATATTTATCAGAGTAATGTTTCATCAATTCGATGTTATCCATTAAATACACTTCCGACACCAAAGGCACTGCACCTAACAAGGTATTGCCAAAAGTGGGGCTTTCGTGCTTTCTATAAACTTTTGTATCTATATTCATCTTTTGTACTTTTAATTAACTTTGGTGGTTTAATGCCCCACCTTCGGCAATACCCAAAACGTTATGCGTCAGCTTCGAGAACCTCTTGAACTTGACTACCACGTAAAATAAGAAAGGTATTTGTTTTTATTTTTAATCCATCTTCCGCTAAATAAACATCAGCAATTCCAGAACTATAACCATTTGTGTATGGCGCACCCATTACTATTTTACCATCTTGTTTTTTAAACCAATAAGGTTTATTTTGTTCTAATTCTAATTCTCCGATGTTTACCCATTTTTCTGGGTTAATTGATAAGTTGTACATAATTTAGTTTTTATTGATTAATATTATTTTAAAAAGCCGAACGCATAACAGCAGTTATATGCTATTGCCACTTTAGGCTTTATTTATAATTAGTTTTGTATTTGTGATTATTTGTGCCTAATCGAAGCGTTTTTTTTTATTTTTGGCAACATCATATAGCTGCCAAACGTTAGCTTCAATTGCCTGCCAACGCACTGACAGCATCCGTAACTATTTTATCCACCAATAAATAAAAATTCATATAGTGGTCTGCTTTCATCTCGTGTAGTTCATCATTTGCTTCAATCTGTTCGGGGTTAGTTGGGTATTCTAATTCTACAATATGCCCAATTTCATGAGCGATTGTTTCTTTTAAATCTTTTAGGTCATATTCCTTTGGAACGAATACCCAAACTAACTTTTCATCGAGTTGGGCAAAACCCATACATTCACTACTTACTTCATCCTCATTTACCAATTCTGCACCATCAGGCATTCCGTAAAATTCTTTTGCCCACTCGATTATATCGGTGCAAATGTTTATCGTGTAATCTTGTTCTTTTAATGTTTTCATTCAATTTTTATTTATTGGTTTATCCCACGCAAGGCAACTAAAGCTAACAGCATATTGGCGACATTAAAACGACCGCCAATATGCAAACCGTTAGCGGAGATGCTAAGGCAACCAATGACCAATCAGTTTTGAAATAGCTTTTATTTCCTGAAAAGAAATTGGCATACAGTTAAGCTCCGAAATTGTCAAATCACAAGTAAGCAACTTGTCATTTTCATAGGTAAATTCCACCTCCAAACAACCTTGCTTATACCGGTTAGTGTGGTAATGGTCGTGGTTATAGCTATCAGTAAGTTTGAAGCCAATTTCTTTAATTTGTGCCTCCGAAATAGAAGCACCATCCGCTAACAGCACATTGCCAATAGCGGGGGTTTCGTGGTTAATTGAATCTTTCTGCATTTTATTAAATTTTGTGGTTAAGCCGAACATTTGTGGTTCTAAGTCCCCGCCATCGGCAATCTGCGAGAACGTTAGTGGCAATGTTAGAACGACCTACGAAAATAGATGTCCTCCGAATTATTATAAGATAACCTTGTCCCAATTGGATTACCACAATCAATCAAGCCCCAATTTTGCTTTTGGAATCTTAAATGATTCTTGAACACATTAATAAATCGTTTTACCGATTGAACTACTTTTAAATCTTGACCTTTGATATATCTATGTATTGGCTCTTTTTCTCCCTTTTCAAAAAGATTCCAAACATTTTCACCAGTAAGGCTTGATTTAATAAAATACTGTTTACCTTGATAAATAACAAGGTCATAAGTTGTGGGCTTGAAGGATTGCTTGAACGCCCAAATAATTTGTCTGATTTTTACTTCTAATTTTCGCATTGTATTGAAATTTGTGAGAAACACTGCCATTAACAGCGTGTATAAAAAATGGCGGGGTTCTCGGTTAATTTAAAGCTTTGTAATTCTAATTAAGCTCTGCGTTTGCTGAAAGTTTTGGAGTTCTAATACGCCACTTCTTATACACACAAAACGTTAGCGGTCAGGCTAAAGAACACTCACGATATTTTCAAAATTCACATAAGTATGACCTTTGCCTTTTTCTGAACCTTGACCTTCATACCAAAACCCATACTGCATAGTTTCAGGATATAATTTTACAATTTCGCCTTCAACTTCGCCTTTACGAACAAGTTTTGCAATCACTTTTTGACCTTCAACTAATTCAAGTTTTAGGTTATTATCAGCAACCCATTTTTTAATAAATGTTTCTTGAACATTGCTTCTATCATAAGAAACACCATCAAGAATTTCCACAAGTTCACTATCAGGTGAAAAACCTTCATCTTCAAATTCTTTTGCAATTTCATAGCCGTTATCATTGCTATGCCATTGTAGCACTTTTTCGGCTGTTTCAATACAATCTTCTAATGGTGTTTCATTATTGCACCATTCGTTTACTTGCTTACCTACGATTTGAGCAAGTTCTTTTACCATTTCTTCGTTCCAAGTCGGACGAGTTGTTGTTAATGTTTCTGACATTTTTTATAAATTTTAAATTTGATACCCTTGTGAAACCAAGCCCGAACCGCTAACAAGGGTTTGTAGCAATAGGGGCAGAAGTACTTTAATTGAGCTGTGTACTTCTAATCAGCTTTAGTAGGTAATTGAACAGTAGTGCTATAAAATCCCCTACTGCTACAAGCCCCGAACCGTTGGACCGCAACCCATCACCTTCTATCCTTGTAATCCTTTTCACTGCCCATTACAATCATGTTGCACATTTGACGCAACCTACTTCTTACCCGTGTGCTGTAACGTGATTCAATTTCTTCTGGAGTTAGGTTACTGGTAAAATGTGTTATCAATCCATTGCTTAATAATTTTTCATACCGTTCAATAATAACATCAACCATTACCTCCTTTTTGTTGCCGTAATTGTTTTTTATTTCTTCACTGCCCAAATCATCAAATAGGCACACATTGTCCATTGTACCACTTAACCCTTCACATCCCAGCTTTGTGTATTTTTCTAGGCCAATATCCCCGTCCTTCATGTACGTTTTTGCAGGAGTTTCACAGTTGTAAAAACTAAAATACCTGAAATATGGCCTGTACTTTGGCGTATTTAAGCACTCTTTTACAATTCGAAATAAAAGGCTTTTACCGGAACCAGGGTTTCCAATTATCATTATTCCTTTTCGCGGATCAATACCAAGCTGTTCCATTAAGCTAGTGTTATTGGTAAAATAAGCCACAAACGCAATAATAGCATCCCTGTTTTCGTCATCAATTTCAAAGTCGTGTTTCAACTCACGCTGAACAACTTTTCGAGCCACACGCCAAAAAATGCTTTTAGCAATTTCACATCTTTGCTCCGGTGTATGATTTTGTTCGGCCTGATTCAATGGCAACTGTTGTTCCGGATTTAGTTCCGTTAAAATGTTTTTGATGTTTTCCATGTTCGGTATTTTTTATTGATTTTATTGAGGCTCTAAATGCGTTTTGGAAGTGGTTTAAATCCTTGTGGTGAACGTAGCGCATACGGTCATTTATAGCCAAATAATCAGCATCAGATAACCTTGCATTGACTGCCACGCTTTCAAAAAAGCCTGTTTCGTGAATTTTTAAATAATCAACCGGTTCTAGGTCTGAAAAGGTTATCCCAAACCTTGTTTTGTGGTTTTCGGGTAGCTTTAAAGAATTAATTTCGTCCGCCCCATTTTTATTTAAATTATTAATATCATTTACATTAACACTTACATTATCATTAACATTAACAGCGACAGGAGCGACACTATGCGATAGGTTATTATCGCTATGCGATACTATGCGACTTTTTGCGACTTTTTGGGCATCTTCAAGAGTGATTAATCCTTTGTTTACGCTTTCGTATAAATCAGGATTCCACCTTTTTAAATTGCCCATTGCGCCACCTTCTTTTTTCTTGCCCTTTTCGGTTTCCCATTTTTGCAAATCTCTTTTTAAGGCTTGCTTAAACGGCTCAAACACTATGTCAATCCACTTGCTAGGTGGTTCAGGGTTCATGTCGTTAACATACATGAGCATGTGTTTAAAGAACTGCCCAGCTTCTTTGTCTGATAGCTTCTGTACGGTTTCCCATGTGTCCGTGTGAATAAGGAATGATTTTTTACCTTCGGCCATTATTATATGCTTCTATTGATTTAAAGATTTCAAACGCTACTTGTGGTACTATTGCGTTTCCGTAAGCTTTTATTGATTCGTTTCTCCATTTTGAAAAGGTAATTCCGTCCAATTCGGTGGGAAGCCCATCATCTCCGCCACAAATCGGGGATTGAGTTGGGAAGTTTTCCCAGTAGTTTGAAAGGCTCTTTTTTGAAGTCCATCCTGGTTTCTCTTGCCCGTATTCTTTGCTGGATTGTCGTCCGCTGTTGGTGTGGGTAGTAGATGAAACTCCACAAATGCTCCCAAGTGTGAGATTGCCTTTTGATGCCCTTGCCGTTTCGCTCTTGTCTCGTAACCTTCCTGCCCGCTCTTTGTTGGAGTTGGCATTAACCCCAGCTTCTCCATTGTTGGCTGGTAACAGCTCATTATTTCCTGTGCTAGTGTTCCCGAGTTGCCCGTTACCGGATTTGCTTTGCCGCTCGTTACCTGCCCATCCATTACTGTCGGTGTTTTCAAAAGTCCCAAGGCTGTACCCAAATTTGCTCCATAACCCTCCGATTGTCTGTTTTCGTTGTTGGTTGTTACGGTGGGCAACAAACCAAACTCTATCCCGTCTGTGGGGGGCGTTGACGGCACAAGCTGGAAGTACATACGCCCACACTTCGTACCCTTCAGCTTCCAAGTCAGCTTGCACTTCGTGGAATACCAGTCCCCCACCCCAATTAATAAGCCCGAAAACGTTTTCGCCCACAACCCAACGTGGTTGAATTTCTCTAATTGCTCTAAGAATTTCTGGCCATAAATGGCGTTCATCTTCTTTCCCTTTTCGCTTTCCTGCAAGTGAGTAGGGTTGGCAGGGGAATCCTCCTGTAACAATATCAATTCTGTTTGCATACTTTGTAAAATCTGTTTTTGTTATATCTCCAAACCCTTCTGCTTTCGGAAAGTGATGCCTTAATACTTTTTGTCCAAATTCATTCCATTCACACCAAGCCACCGTTTCCCAACCCATCCAACGGGCGGCAAGGCTAAACCCACCAATGCCTGCAAATAAATCTATACACCTCATTTTCCCTTTACCTGTTCTAAAATTTGGTTCCAAAAAATTTCAATTTCTGTTATTGAGTAGCCCATGTTTAGCAACTCACGGTTAACCTTGTCAACACGTTTGCGCACTTCTGTAAATGTCATAGCTTTTGAAATTCTATTACCCATACCCAAGGGTTGTTGTTCCACGATTCAGCACCGTTGATTGATTGCCAAAGGGTTTCAAAAGAACTTTTTGCATCTTTCATACATACATCATAAACAGCAATGCTAGAAGGATTATGATTTGTGTATTTTTTAAAACCATGTAAGTGTTTTTCAACTCCCTCTACAACCGCATCATCCTCTGAAATATCTTGCAGCCTTTCAACTTTAATGTTGGTTATTTTTAAGAACAACCTACACGCTGCCTTGGGCATGTGTAAAGAAGGTTTCCATTTCCAGTTTTTGTCTAAATAAATCGGGTTGTCAGTGTCTGCCTTATAGCAGTATTCGTTTGGGTTTAACGAATGTTGCCACGTTTCCCTTACCCAAACAACATCACCTACTTGTCCGTATGGGCATTTATTGCCAACAAATGAATCAACCGCACCAGTGTTAGGAATGTGAAGAAATTTATACCCATCATGCGCTTTTCGTTCCACAGGCTGAGGCTTCACAACCCGCCTAGTCTGCGTTTTTCTATCATCTAAAATAGCCTGCACCATTGGGGTGCTGAATAATATTGGTGTTTCTTTCATTGCTTAAATCTTAAAAAGGTGTTTGTTCATCCAGTTCCGGCATTGTTCAATGCGCTTGTAAAGTGCTTCAATGTCTTGGTCAACGTGTGAAACTTCAAACGCATGGTGTCTTTTAGGGAGTGGTATTTCAACAAATGAATCATACACTATCATTGCGTTGTCGTCTAGGTGGTGAATACCTCGCTGCTGCCTGTATTCGTTTAACGTTTCTAAGTCATACACATGATTGGCAATAATTTGTAATTCAATCCACGCTGGAGTATCCGCGTTTAAATGCTTGTAAGATTCTCGCCTTAATTCACCCTCAACAATATGGTAAGGTGTGTTATTTAAGCAATAGTCAACAAATCCAATTTTCGCCCCGGCTAAGGCCATATAACCCTTTATTTGCCAAAGGTTCATTTTGCTGATTGGCTTATTAATGGCACGTTGAAAAGTGTACAGATCCCAACTGCTTTTTGTGTCTCTCACAAGTTCTGCAGAGTAAATTTTTTCACCCAAAAACAAATCAGGCGTACCCTTAATATAGGCGTTGCTTAAGTGCGATTCGTTCTTTTTGAAATACTTTTTTGTAACCAGTGAAACAGTGGTGATACTATCCTCTTCCACATCGTTGCCCTTTTCAAGTTGCTTGCCGTTTATTTCGGTGTGTCTATTGTACATTTCTGCGCAAAACACATCAATTAAATGGGTAATAACGGTGTCGGAAAGCTCATCCTTTGCAGCTTTTTTTGTTTCAGTTTTTAAAAGATTTAAGGCTGTAATGTCATTACTTTTCACAAAATCAAAAACCATTGCGTTGTATTGTTTTTCGGTTATTTCTTGCTCCCCAATAAAGTAATGTGTTTTACCCTTTGGTTCTGTCATCAGGTGCCCCAAACTGGAACACCTGAATAGAATTTCGTTTGCGTTTTGCATGGTTACTTGCTTTGGCGTATGTTGCCGATAATTTCAAACTCGTAATCCAAATGCGTAAAAGAAAACACACATTGGCCATTGTCTGCTTTTACATAAAAACAACCTTCTGCGTAATCTATAACACCTTCAAAGTTTATTATTTCAGGTTCAGCGTTTGGGTCTAAACTTCTTTGAACCATATATCTACCCATTACCCTATCCCCTTTATACGTATCCACCCCGTTTTTATCGGTTAGTCCTGTGAAGATTGTAACACTTCTTGGGTCAACCTCATATTGCTTGAGTGGCCTGTCATATACAGGTGTGTATATATACCCAGCTACGCCTTGTTGAACATAATACCCATACACCCACTCATTACTTCCATCGGCTTTTAAGCCTCTAAATTTTATTCCCATAAGTTTTATTTTATTAATACGAGGCTGATTTTTGTTTGTACAAATCTGTAATCTCAGGAACATTCAACTCTTTTACAGCAGCCTCATAGCTGATTAATTCCTCAACAGTTGTTGCGGATTCAATTAATGCTTTTAAGCGTTCTTGCTCTTTGTTAGCCTTCGGTTTTTCTTCAATAATTACTGCATCAGTTACATCAGCATCAGTTACCTCAATGCCTGTAATATTTGACAATAACCACGCACGGGCCTTTCTTGTTGCTTTGCCAATGATAGCATCAACACCAGTATAGCTGTCTATTTTTATTGGTATTGGAATGATCTTTTCGTTTGATTGTCCGTTAATGCTCCATTTTATTGTAACATCCACAGCCGCACTTGTTCCTGATATTTTAGGAAGTGAACACACAATGTCATATTTAAGGCCAGTTGTGTTGTTCAGCCTGTAACCACACCCCTCTTTGGTTGCGTAGGTGTTTGATGCAATAATATTAAACTGATTGCCGTATGGTTGAAGCCCCATTAAAACCGCTTCTATAAGGCACTTTTTAACCACTGGTTCGGGGTAGCCGCCTGATTTGTCTTTATCGGTTAAAAAACCTAGCCTATTGCCTTGCAATGCCATTATTGGGCGCATGTATTCAGGCGTTAGTAATTCGTTTAGTTTTTCAATTGCCGTTGCCATTTGATAGGCTCTTTCAAAACCCATTAACGTGTTATTGCCAAGTACAGATAAGGCGGTTTCGTTAAGTGTTTGTGCTATAATTGATAGCTGATTGTTCTTGTTTTCCATTTTTTAGGATTTATAGTATTTAAGAATGTCGAAATATTTTTGTTTTAAGCTGGCTAAATCCTTTGAAAAGGACAAGGCAATGTCTTCTATCTCTGGGTTGGCAAACGTTGTTTCTGCATCATCGTAGGCGGTTATTTTGCATGATTCAATTACCGCTTCAAGTTTTTCAATATCGGGACGAGCGGCCTCGATTTCTTCTTGACGTTCAATTCTGTTTACCTCTAATTTTTCTGCCAATGTTGTTGGCGTGTTTTTGTTTTCCATTTTATTTGGTTGTTAGTTGTTTTATAATGATACATCTACAAGCCCCAACACTACATAATCAGGGGCAATGCCATATTGCCCACCAGTAAGAATATATTTAACATCCTTAAATACGTATCTGGGTAAATAGTGAATGTGTTCCCCGTGTTCTATAAATTTAAGCCTATCCCCAACTTTAAAATCCCTGTCATTTTTCCTGACTTCAAAGTCTTTCAACCCAACGTAAACATCATTGAAAAAGGGGTTGACTGTTTTTAATTCGATTATTCTCATGGTTGTTAAAAAGTTAATTTCTCTCTACCTGATTTAATATAATCCCTTAAAATCTCTTCCATTTTGGCTTCAAATGCATTTTGCACACAAATGTCAAGTACTTGTTGTTGGTGTTCCCCAAACCTATCGGCAACATCACGCACGGCTGTTGTTTGAATGTGGCCGTACATTGCTGCAAAATCAAGCAAGGTAGCCGCAGTTACCATAGATGTGTTGTAATCAAGTCCGGCTGGATCGTCCCATGCCCATATAAATTCAACTACACCGTTTTTTTCGTCCCATCCTTCAATTAATACCTTTCGATTGTCGAATGCTTCACGCTCTATATTCTGCATACAATTGGGCAGTGTGTACCATGTGTATTTAGCAACGATTAATCTAAACCAGGGCCTTAATTCGTGGTAGATTTCATTAATTAAATAGGCAATTTTGTTCAACTGCTCAATGGCATCGGGCTTGTAACCTATCGAAATAAGTTCCTCAATGAGAGTAAAACTATTGTGAAATGCCGGGCATAAATACTTGGTGTGTTCACCAAAGGTCAATCCGGGTTCGGGGTCGTTGTTGATTCGCTCAATTTCTGAGATTAGCATTTCTCTTTTTTCCGCACTTGTGGAATTAAGAAAATTGGGTATATTTGCATCTGCTTTCATAAGAATAATTTGGTTGTTATTTTTTTGGGAACCTGTCAGAGAAAGGGCCGTTTTTGCGGCTCTTTTTTTGTTCAGCCATTTCTTTGAAAAGTGGGGCAAACCACAAGTACGCAAATGCAAACATGCCCATCCATATAATGATGCACACAAGCAACACAATGTATTGTTCAACGGTTGTTAATTGCTCATAGTTGGCGGCCAACTGCTGAAAAAATCCGGCTTCAATGTTGAGTAGTTTCATGGCTTATTTTAATTATAAGGGTTAGGATTAAGTGTTGTTGCGTCAGTGGCTTCTTCTGATTCGATAAAACCAAACAAGTCAAGGCGCAAAGACAATGCTATCCTAACAGCCTCACCCATTGCTTGCATTGCTCCGCTACCATCTTGTTGAATTTTTGCGCTACATTTTGTTATTTGATTAGATTCGTCTTGTGTCATATCTGACAACGGGCGAAGGATGGGCTTAAATTCACCAAATGAAAGGTAAGAACACACCATATCGTAAGCCGCAACCTGTTCTTTTTTCGATTTTGGGCTTAGTTCATCAATTGTGCCAATAATACCTTCGGGTGTTTGAATTTTGCAGCCCATGTACAGATGCGCTACGTCTTTAAATTTAATTTCCATCGTTTGAATTTTTAAGGGTTGATAATTTGGCATCAAGTGCCTTGTCAATTGCTGTGATTAATGTGCCAGTTAGTTTGATTAACCCGGTTAAATCGGTGCTTAATAACGGGTCTGCCACGCCATTAGCGCACAAAAAATAAGCACCTTTGTTGTCTGTGGTCACCTCAATAATTTGGGTTTCGATAAATGATGATTCTGCCATAATAATGTTGGTTGTTTTTTTTATGGCAGGGGCAGGATTCAAGCCGTTTGGCTATCCGTTTGCGCCCCCGCCTGATTATGCTTTATCTTAAGCGTTCTATCGTTGCTGTGTAAAAAGAGTTAATCGCATTTGCGGGGTTATTAAACACCCCAGCGTGGTTCCTTGTTTCCACTTCAGTAACCGCCCACACATCATTGGTAACTGTTTTTGTTTTAGCTCCAATAAACACATTTCCGTTGTGTTTGTAGCCTGTAATTTGGGCTGTGTTATCACCTGTTTTTTTAAAGGTGTACCAGCTATTAGTTGGGAAGTCTAGCATCATAATATGAATATATTTATTGGGTGTTAGTTTTCTTCGTTTACCACTTCAGGCACTTCAACTTCTTCAGTAATTTGGGTGTCTGGGTTGATTTTGGCGTGTTTCCTTAATGCGCTCAAAAAAGCTGGAAAAACAAGGTCGTCAGTATTTTTTTCAGCCCAGCGCTGTATCGTTCTTTCGTTTGGCCCTAATTCTAAAGATAGGGAATACCGCAACCGTGGTTGTTCTTTTAACATCTGCCTGAACGCTGGCCTTAGTTGTGTTATAGTCATGTTACCTGTTATTGTTGTACAAATGTACGACAATAATCCAAACAAACAACAGGCACACATTAAAATGTGATTAAAAAACGGTTATTGCATTTATTCAAATATGTGTTACATTTGTACCACACAGCAACCAATATGAAATCCACAGCATTTTTAACCGTGGTGTTATTATTCTCATTAATAACCACGGCTCAAACATGGGAACAATTCCCGACCAAAGGCAAAACAAGCAAAATAGCCGTATTATTAACCGACACGAGCAAATCGGTACAGCGAATAACCAATGTGTTAATTAACTCAGGCTATCCCATAACATACGTTAATAACGAATTTAAGCAGATAAGTACCGGAGCGAAAGGCATAAACAATCTAACAATAGCGTATAATATTACATGCACGGCAACAGATAGCGGCACATTTGTATTGTTCACCGCTACCGCAACAATGAATGTTGGTTATGTTGTAACACACCCCAATGTTAGCAATAGATCAATGCCCGGAAGTCCACTTGATAACCTTTGGCAAGAATACGACAACGTTACGGCTCAGTTATTGGGCAAGAAGTATTATTATAATCATTTAAAGAAAGTGCCATTTTAAAGTATGGCTAGGCCACCATGGATAGCAGCACCCAAACCATCAACCAAATCATGGTCGGGCGATGGATTTTACAATAGTGTGCCATGGCGCACATTGCGCGATGTTAAGCTGTCAATTAACCCATTGTGTGAGAAGTGTGAGTCAAAAGGAATAACACGTGAGGCCACCGTTGTTGACCATGTTAAACAAATCAGTCAAGGCGGTGATAGATTAGACATAAACAACACACAAAGCCTGTGCGTTTACCACCATAACAGCAAGTCAGCAAGTGAATCACATTTGAACCGTAAAAGAAAGCAACCAAAAAACAAGTAATATATGGCACACACAGCATACATTTGCAATACACATAAATGTGTTTACAATCCATTAACACCCAATGCACACGGCTATGGATGTACCGATCATTTCTGTATAGTTTAATATACACCCCATAGGGGGTTTTATGATAAATGTCATAAATGTATCTAAC